AGGATTCTTTTTATTGGATTTTTTAGCGTATAATTTCTTTTTTTCTTTTTTCTTTTCATCTTTGGCACCTCTTAACTTGCCATCAATCTGTTGTGTCATTTGTGATCTACTTATTGTCATACTACGTCCTTTGCACTTCCTATTATTGGTCTATATTTAGTTTTTCCCTCAGATTTGTAAGCGTGTAAATATGATGCTCTTGGTGTTCCTTCAATCCAACTCGCATGAATCCATCCGCTATTTGGTTCACCAGGAGTGTAGAACTCCAAGATCAATTGATCTGGTGAAAGATTATTTTTAATCCAATCAAACAACTCAGCATTGTCTGTGCCTATACATTCGAAATCCGCCGCCTCAGCTTTTGAGTGCTGGCTGTTAACTGAGCTGCCGATAGCATGGCACAGTTCAGGGCTACGAAATCCGCTAGTCACCTTTACTCTGCCGAAATGATCACGGACAGGTTGCAAAATATTTTCACACAATGCTTTTAATTTTTCTATTTGTTCTGCATTAGGGTTGTTGTTGATGCCTCTACGTATTGCAGTATCTGATTTTGTTAATTCTGAAAGTGTAAAATTTCGTGAAAGATTCATAATTACTCCAATATTAATTTTTTAATAGATAAAGATCCATCAATATTTTGCTCGACCTCAGCCATCGACTTTATGCACTGGTGCTGTATGTTATTACCCGTTTCCTGTCTTTTGGCGTGCCTCTTCCCTTTCAAGCACATTGCCATTGAGGGTTTACTTGTGTCAGGATCAATTTGAATTCTATGTTCTTTTATCTCTCCATCAACTATCATAAGGAGAGCCACTACTTCTAAAATCATAATACCTTACCTTTGTTTTCACCTTTTTTAATAACATATTTTTGTGTTCCATTCTTGCCGTGTTCAACAGACTGTTTTAAATTTTTAACAAAATTCATCTGTTTAGCTTTTTTTTCCATGTCAGAAATATATTGTACCACTTGTCTAGTAATTCTTCCCGTTGCCATTTTCTCTTACCTTATCTTTTAATTCTTCTATATCTTTTAATGCTTTGTCTAATTGTTCAGCTAAAAATTCTATATTAACTTTGTTTGTCATATTCATCTCTTGAGTCTTTTCCATTTTCTCTACAGACTTATAAAGATCTTCGAGTAAAAAATGTTGCTCTTGGTCCACGGGTACCTGTTCACTTTTTTTTAACAAATCATTTTCAAACAGCTCCCGTGATGTCTCCAGCGATACTAACCTAGCCGTCAGCTCGGTATAAGCGAAGACGCCAGCTGCGACGAGCAAAATCAAACTAGCAACCGTCTTCATCGGCATCTGCACAGCAGCGGATTCTGAAATGTTTAAGGGTTGTTTACTCATTTATTTTTTTTTCTTTTTTTTACCAAAGATAAGTATTTCAATTAAATCTGCTAATTTGTCTATCAATCCAAAAAATTTATACATAAATTTATCAAACATGTTACTCCTTTTTTTTATCATACATCTCGTAAAACATATTGTCACTATCCTCCGTTACAAACCCCGTATCTTCTGCATCCCAGTAAGTATTTTGGACTTTATAGTCAGGCCAACTGTTATCAGTAGTATAGCTATTAATGTGCCACAAAATACGATTATTAGGCTGAGCTGCATAATTGCCGTTATCAAGCTCCAATATATGTGCACACTTATGTTCTTGAGGAATTTCAGAGTGTTCAACATCCAAAATGTTAACGTCTGGATGTGCCCAATCAATCGTGAATAAGTATTTACCATGATAAAATTTTTTATCTAAACCAAGGTATTTACCCTTTACACCATCCAACCAATCAAAACAAGTAACACTAGGCCAATAACTAAAACTGTTCCACAATTCCAATTCATGTACTTGCATATTCGGCACGTCGGATCTATTAAAATTTTTTTGATAAAACGCTGATATAGGGAGACGCCAGTAGCACGCACCATTTGGTAGCATAATATTAAACAAGAGCGCACGCCCTGATATTGATGTGAGACCGAAGATAACACAGTCTTCACTTTCTCCGTGATGTTTTTTAAGGTCATAAAGATACTCCTTTCTAATTTTGCAGTATATTGGTGGAAGATTTGCGTTCAGATATGACATGTTTGTATTTTTCTCTCCAATAATTTTTTCTTTCTAATATTCTAATTTTATATTCTAATTTATCAATACCTAAAAGTTTTTTAAATATATTTAACATTTCCATCTTCTTCTTGCAGCACATATTCTCTTATCAGGAGTTTTACTACAATTAATATTGTGCATCTTCATCTGTCCTTTTGATCTTCTACAATAAGATGCTCTTCTTTTAGCAGCTTTAGATCCTTTTTTAACTTTACCTGTTACTGCTGTCTTAAGTTTAGAACCAGGATTCATTCGTCTGTACGCACGAACCCCTGCTGCAGTCATACCTGCACCTGATTTTGTAGATCTAAAATTTCTTTTGTTCTTTGCAGGCATTCCACCTTTAGCGAAACCGTCGATCTCTATACCTAAGTCAGCATAGTAATCCATCTCAAACCTATGTTGTTAATCCAGGTCCTGAATACTTATCTGTTAGCAAAGTATAAGCAGCCACTTTAGTTTTTGTCTTACAAAAAATTCCTTTTGGAAAAAGAATTCCATCTTCTGGAAAATTAAAATTAATTACATCTCCAGATGGCACATCACCTTGAAACAAAGTTGTTCCAGAGCTTGATGTAGTTGTAAGTTCTAAAGTTCCAGCTCCTGTACCATCTGAAGCAATTATAATTCCTCGTAACCTTACTGGTTGAGCTATAATTGCATCTGTACCCGCTGCGGCGACAGATCTTGTTGCTTGTATATCACTTTTAAAACTCATGTGTTCTCCTAGTTCGTGGCTCCCGAAGGAGCCACTAATTTAATATTACGCAAATTGTTTGTAATTAATTATGAATGCAAAATTACCAACTGCAGATGCGTTTGTTGTAGTAGTGATCTGACAGAAAATATTTCTTGCAGCACCACTTACATTTGATCTTGGAGATGCAGCTGGAGAAGCATCGCTTCCAGTCGTATCTAAAAGAGTTAAAGGATAGTGAGCACCTGCAGGTACAGTTGTTCCGCCATCAAGAATTTGATCAGTGGCAGCAGCAACTAATTGTGCTCCACCTGTTGCAGTTCCAACTTTAAAACCAATGTCGCCTGAAGCAACAGTTGGTGCAGATTGACAAACTATTTGAATTGAAGTGATTACTGTATTGTCTGGTTGTGAAAATGTAACTTCGTTTGTTCCAGCAGTTGCTGCACAAGGTACGTTAGCAATTCCTTGACCGATCATAAGAGTTCCTACGTAGTTTCCAGATGCGTCTATTCTAAAAACATTTGTAAAAGCTCCAGTTGTTGAGTTTTTCGTTGCTCCAATAAAACCGTTTTCCGATCGTACTGGTCCCGAAAATGTTGTATTCGCCATAATTTTCTCCTTTGTATAGCTTTGATTATGTCGTCTCTATACCGTCTGCCTAGTCAGTCAACATAATAGTTTCTCTAGGTTCTTTTGATTATATATAAAAAAAGGGGCAGAGTAAACTCCGCCCCTTTTAGATAGTTAAGTAATTACGAATTACGCAGCACCTGGAGAACCAAAGATTCCTCTAGGGTCAGAGAAGCCGAAGCTGTATCTTTCTCTAGCTTTGAATCTAACGTTTCCAGTGTCGAAATCACCTTCAATCGCTGTTTTAATTGGCGATCTTACAAAGTGTTTTAGACCGTTAGGTGCATCTGTCATAATGAAGAATGCATCAGTGTCAGTTAAGAAGTGATTTACTCTGTAACCTTCTGGTATCATTCCCATGTTTGCCATTGCGTTGATATCGTTATCTGCAGTTCCAACTCTTAGAGGAGACTTCATGATTCTCTCAGCAGTAAATTGTAATTCTTTTGGAATTATTAATTTTCTACCTTGTAGAGCGATCTTAAGTCCTCTTTCGTCTACGAACGCAGCAATATCTATTAACGATTGTTCTAATGAAGTTTCTGACAAGTCTGAAGCAGTAGACAATTCATTTCTGAATGTTCCACCGTTCGCAAGAGGGTGATCGTTAGTCATAAGTGCTTTTCCGTCACCACCATTTGCTGTGTCGAAACCGTTATTTAGAACGTTCGCTGCAGTGATTTGTTTAGATTGCGCCATTGATCTTGCAAGAGCTCTTGTGTATCTGCCAGCTAAT